AACAAGGTCCTGGAATAATAGGTAATGCAGTTCAGCTTGTTATTCTTGGTTGGAGTTTAGCTGTTATTTCTTGGTCTTACTTTAATCCAAATCCTACAAGACAAATTGATACTACTTTCGCTGCAGGTTTATTAAGTGCAGTCATGTCTAATTATGGTTTAAATGTCAAAAAGGCTACTGACAAAAAGAAACTGAATGGTAATGTTAAAATAGTTGACAATTCAAAATCTAAAGTAGGAATAGAAAAAAAATGAAAAAATTTTTACCAATTCTTTTATTATTTTCGGCTCCTGTTTATGCCGATATGACTCATAGTATTTCTTCTAGCGTAAAGTTTGAATCGCTTTCAGCTGCTACTTCTGCAGATAAAATTGGCTCTAGTTATAGCATAAGTGGAAATAATGTAACTACAACTGATTCAAATTCAGCTGCAACTGTTGGAGGATTTGGAAGTACAACTAACGGAGTTCCTGCTATTAGTTTTCCTAGTTCTGTAGTTCAGTCTACTGCAGGAGAAGCATTTTCATTTTCTACTAGCTATTTAGAAGGTGATGCTACATCTGGTTCTGCTCCTACTGTAGGAACTGTTTCTAATTTTTCTGATCTAACTTCTACAAGTGCAGGAAGTGTAGGAACTGCAGCTGTTGCTTTAGATAACCATAGTATGACGCTGACACCAGGAACTGGAACAGGTATTGTATTAACAGGTCAATTTGTAGTTGATTTAAAAATTGAATGAGGAGGTTAATTCTTTTTGGCTTTGTTATATCTGCTCCTTGTTACGCTGTGCCAGTTATACCTAATTTTACGCAAGGAAGCTCCACAAGTCGAACAGAAACTACCACAAATATTACAGAATCTATTCGAACAACAGAATATAATTCTGGGTACCTCTATTCGGTTACAGGATCAGGAATACAGCACGACGGAAGCTCTATTACACCTGCAGCTACTTCAGTTAGTGAAACAATAAACGGAACTACTCATACATGGCAAGGATTAAATTTAGATCAGCGACCAAACTGGACCCAGACAAATCAAGGCGACGCTTTTCAATTTACAGAAGTTTATCAGGCGCCTGGACTAAATTCAGTAACAGATATAACTCGGACTATTCAAAGTACAAGCGTAACAGACACAACTACAATATTTTCCCAGTAATAGCATTATTATTTGGGAGTCCAGTTTTTGCTAATACCTCAAATACTGCGGCTCCCTCTGCTTCTGCAAGTGGTTCTGTATCTAACTTTGCTACTCAGGTTTTAGGCGGTCCTATGGTTGAAAATATGTATGGAAATAATATTAAATGTTCTGGACCTCAGATGACAGTAAGTCCTTTTGTAACTACTAGCTTTAATCAAAAAAGACCACAGGATTATATTTATCACACGCCTGTTTATGATAATACAGATGCTAATGATGATAATGTTCCAGATAATCCAGGCAATATTCTTTATTATCAAGAAAACTATAGTGGTAATAAAGATTCTTTAGGATTAAATTTTGGTTTTGCTCTTACCTTTAATATTCCACTAGATAATAGATTTCAAAATTCTTGTTTAGATGCTGCTAATACACAGATTCAATTACAAAAGCAAGAATTATCTGCAAAAAGATTAAATTATGAAATTGCTAGATTAAAAAACTGCGGAGAACTTATGATTGCTGGTATATCTTTTCACCCTGAAAGTCCTTATGCTGCTTTATGTGCTGATGTTGTTATTAGTCCTAAAGCTAATCAGGTTTTACCTCACAACCATGAAATCAAAATAAATAAATAAACAACCGCTTGGGAGCCTAGACCAATTGACTAGGGGCAGCAAGCTTAGAACCTTTTACTGGTTTTAGTTGTTTAAAGCACCAGCCCTGAACTCGCTACCTACACGTTGGTGTAGAGGTTTACAGGTAAGTGATGCTTAATATTTATTCTACATTGTCTTTTTTCTTTGTAAATTTTTTAAATATTTGTTTAATTAATGGTTTTATAACATTAAGCAATAATGGAGTACTGGCAGCAACTGTAGCAATAGCAGCAGTGCTAATAAGCTGTGAAGTATTTGGTATGTATTGTTCGATAAACGGAACTTCCTCATAAAGAGTTATACATTTAGTTCCATCTTTACTTCTTTCATGGCCCGAAACACGTTCTAGTTTAAATTCGTTACGATAATCTCCTAATCTTTGGTTTTCTGGTCCTGGACACTCTACGAACTTTTTATCTTTATTTTTTTGTTTAGGTGTATATTTTGGAGCTTCTACTTTAGATTCTTCTAGTTCTTGTTTTTTGTTTTTAGGTTGTTCTGATTGAACATATTTAAATTCTTTAGGATTATATTCTAAAGGTTCAAAACTAGGAATACTTAAATTACCGCATTCTGTATAAGTTCCATATTGATCTAAAGAACTATCTATTAAGCTAGTTTTATTATTTCTATGTACTCGAACACAACCTGGATAATCTACTACTGGTTTATATATCTGATCTAGTATAGGAATATTAGTTTTCCAGATAGGAATTTCAAAAATATTTACTTTATTTATATTAAAACGAGATATTTCACTCATTTAGAAAGAAATATTGGTAAAGCAGATTCTGTTTTTTCTGGAATAGATTTATCTAAAACATCAGGCATCATTCCTTGAACATTTCCTAAAATTTCATTCATAACTTTGGCTTTAAAATTTTCTGAAGTTACATATTTATAACCTAAATATGCTCCACCACTCATAGAAGCTACCATTATGAAGGAAACGATACTTAAAGCGTTTGCTATTTTTTGAAACATGATTAAAATTGCAATTTTAAAAGCACTATCTTTTTCAAGTGTACTTGTATTACTGCTTATTGTAGCCCTATCACCTCTCTACGTCACTATGGGGATAATGACAAGACAGATGCACGAAAAGGTTAACTAGCTTTATTTGCAATTAAATAATTTTTGTATGCAGTTTTAATATCAGTAGTCCAAACAGCGTTGCAAACTGCTTGAACTTCGGCTGGTTCACCTGATATATCGGTATCTATAAAATTATCTGAAGCGTCTATGTCACCACTTTGCAAAACATATCTAAAGTAAGACCTTGTTAGTTCTTTGTCATCTTTTTTAATAACAGTTGCTTGTCTTACTTGCACCGCTTTATACAGACCTACAATTTCTATTTTGTCGTATTCGATTGATTCGGTAAGTGCCATTAGGATTAATCTCCGATTAAAACAGGTTTAGGCTTAGTTTTTAGACTTAGCTTCGGTCTATGCAGCAGGGTAACTTAAAGAAAACTGTATATATTTTGTTACTCCACTTGATGCGTTACTACCAGAGTTTGCTGCTGCTACTGCAAGACCACCATTATTTTGTGTTTGCATGAGAGTAACAAAAGTACTTTGACCACCCCAGATGTAAACTACTGTATGACCATTGTTCCCTTGAGGTACAGTTACATTCTGAAAATAACAAGCACCCACAGATTGTGTATAGTCGTTCGGGTCTGCGTGTTCTACATTTTCGTGAGCAAAAGGCAACCCAAGTACTCTTAAATCTCCACTTGGACTTCCAGCTATCTCCTGCCAACCAACTAAACAGTTAACATGAACCATTTTTCCAATCTTTACATAACGGCCTCTTCTATTATCTGAACCTTGATAAGTTACACTTGGAGTTCCATATTGGCTACCTATCGAAGGTTGGAAAAGTCCCTCTTCATAATCATCAAATAATTCATTGTCAGTTGTGCCACTACTATTTGCTGTCGCAGAAAAATCAATGCCATGACCCGAAGTTCCAACGACTAAATTTCCATCAGCAATAGTAAAATTTGTCGTTCCATCTGTAGTGCAGTTATTTAACTTTGACCCACTAGCTAAAGTACACGTTCCATCAGTATTATTGACAGTTATAGCAGCAGCACTAGCTCCTACCCCTTTTATCGAATTTACCTTGATCTCTGACATAATTTAATCTCCAAATAATGCTGTAAGTTCAGCATCAGTAAGTCCTAAAGCTTTTAATTTAGCTTTAGCTGAAGCAATAGTGGTTGATTCTGTGGTTTGCAACTCAGCTAGTTTTGTTTCAATATCGCTTTTAGAAATAGCAGAAGTACCATCAAGCCAAGTTATATTATCCAAAGTACCAGAGAATTTTGCGTTTGGATTAATTGCTTTTACAGCATCAGGCCATATATAATTTTTCATCATGGTAAAATCTCCATTAATACAAACATATTAGAAGTGTTTGCTCTAAAAATATGACTTTCTCTTGAACTACTGGTGCATCTATGAACTACTGTATATGTTCGTTGTGCTGTTCCAGTTGTTCCATCAACAAAAAATATAGGACTTGTTTGTGCATTTGTACTATAAGTGTGTGCAATACCTAAATTTTGCCCTGACAAATTATCAGTTGAACCACCAGAAACGGCTCTTTTTATATTTATTATTGCGTTTGCATCAGTATTAGTACATCTGTGTCCATTTGCGATACCAAAAATAAAAATTTTAGAGTTTGTATTGCTTGGAGTAATTGATAAAGTCATGCCTGTATCAACAAAACTTGTACTGCTTGTTGAAACACTACTACCACCAGGTTCATATACTTGTGTAACTATCTGACCTAATTTACCAAGTGCTGCGGTAGCTGTAAGCAAGGTTGCATCTGCGGAATCTGGGAGAGTAAACACCCTGTTATTACTAGATGATGAGGGTGCTTGTAAGCTGAAAGACCCACCACCTGATGCTGCGTTTAGTTTAATCTTTGCGGTCATAGTTAACTAGGCTTAGGATTGTCGGTTTTTACCTTTTCACAGGCTGCATAATACGCTTCTAGTTTAGTCGAATCTCCTTTACTATTCCAATACATAGCATCAGCAAAATCTTGTAAGGGTGGATATAAAGGTTCTCTAATTATTTTATATTCAGTTGCTTTATATTCTAAATCTAAAGTTTTTCTTGCTTCATCAACTTTTGATTGAATAACATTTATTTTTGTTCCGTCTGCCTTGAAAGCTCCTTTGTAGTCTGTGACTACCGCCGTTTCTGGATATGCTTTCATAATTGCGTGATGATCTAAATAATCCATTATCCTGCTAACTCCAAAAGTGTAAGAGTAGAAACACCTTTCGCTCTACTTGTATAATCCCTGTAAGAACGATTATAACTCCAAGCTGCTGGACTTCTACAAGCACCTTGTACTTTATAAGTTAATTGCGAGGTACTACTTGGACTGTCTACATAACTAAAAGCACTACTCATAATTCCATCTTGCGAATAAGATTCTTTAGGAGAAAATGCAAAACTTACTGCATTATTACTTTCGCCATCTGCTACCACTCCGATCAAGCCTGTACTATCGCGAAGAACTCTAAATAATAAGGCGTATTGCGTTGAATTACTACCTTGACCTCCACAAACATGAGCTAAAACTAAAATTTTACTATTAGTTGAAGCAGGGGTAATATTTAAAGACAAAGTTCCTAAATCTGTATAGCTTGTTCCACCATTACTAAGACTTGCAGAACTTGTGTCAACAACAAATTGATATTGTAAAATTTTTCCCCCGACACCAGTTCCAGTAACACCGCTATTTGTAATTGACATTCTTTCAACACCACCAGTTGAAAACTTAATGGTGTCAGCAGCGGGAAACGTAATACCAGTATTGCTATCTGTTCCCGTTAATGCTGGTGCAGATACACTACCATCAACCCCAGAAATACCAGTAGTGCCGTTAATGTTTAAAGCCATAATTAAAGAATAACTAAAATTGCTCCGCTTGGCACGGTTATTGTAACTCCTGAATTAATTGTAGGAGATACAGTGTGCGCATGTTTCCCTGAAGATAATGTATAGGAAGTTGTAGCAGTTTGATCTGATTCAAAAAATACTTCATCTGTTCCTCCACCAGTAGCTCCAGCACCTCCTCCAATCGCACCCCAAGCACCGTTGTTATAGCCTTCAAACTGATTTAAAGTTGAATTATGTCTAAACATACCAACAGCAGGACTTCCGTCTCTCTGAGCAGTAGTACCAGATGGAATAGTTAAACTAGATGTATAATTATGAATTACTTTTCCTGTAAAAGTTCCTCCAGTTAAAGGTGCTAAACCAAAACCTGTAGAAGCAACAGGACCAATTGTGACATATCCATTATTAGCAGCATTTCTTATTTTTAAATTTCCATCAGATGTATCAACATGCCATTGAAAAGCATAATTAGTTGTTAATGCACCTGATTTACTGTTATTAGATGCAATAGCCTGGAATAAATTATTTAAATCAGTTCTTACTGCACTTCCAGTTCCGTTATCAATTATAAAATCGTGTTCAGCCATTTACGAAAAATTGATTTATTAACATGATACATGAATTTTTAACCTTTACCAAAGCCTACAGCCTGATATGTAAAATTTCTATCAATACTAGCATTTGATGAATTTTTAAAATGAACAGTAAAACCTGTGCCAGAAATATTAGTAACTTCAAAATAATCTCCAGACGCCATATTTTGTGCATTAATTCCTACAGAAGGAAGATTACTATTTGCACCTAGTAAAGAAGAAGTTCCTACAAAAAATGGATTAGTAAAAGTAACAGCTTTAGCTCCAGCACCACTTGCTATAACATTTCCTTGTTCTGTTCTTCTTTGTAAAGATGCTGTATATCCTAACTGTGAAACTTTAATATCTTGCGCAGTATCATTACTTGTAAGTTTTGCTCTAAATTGAAATCCTCTACCTTTATAAGTTCCATTAGCAAAAGTTTGAAAATCAGAATAAGTAGGAGAACTTGAAGGATTATCTTGAGTTACTCTTACCAACATTTCAGCATTAACGTCTGTAGCTGTAGCTCCATCAAAATCGCTTATATCATCTATTAATCCTCGTGAATCAAATAAATCGGAAGGATAAAATGCTTCTGTTAAAAAATGTCGTTTTAAATCTAAACTAAATACTCCGCCTAAATCTAAAGTATCTCCACCAGCAGTTCCTCCGAAATCATAAGTTCCTTCTGGTACAATTCCACCAAAATCATCTAAAGAACCTACTGCATCAAAATCTGTAATAGTATCAAAAGTTCCTCCTCCTACAAGATTTAAAGTATTAGTAGTAGCATCAAAAGCTACATTAGTTTTTGTTCCTTGAAATTTTGGACTATCTAAATCTTCTCTTCTTGTCTGTGTTATTAGTGGTGCCTGATTATCAGGTAATTCAATAATTACGCTTGTTTCTCCAGGACAAAATCTACCGCCATCATCTCTAAATTTTAAAATATATTCTCCTTCAAGATATGGAACTTCAGCAGCAGTTGTATTACCTGCTAAAGCCTGAATTAAATCTGTACTATTTGAAAATGTTCCATTTCCATTAGTTAAAGGAGAATGTCTTACATAAA